TTACGTACATGTGCAACACGCTTCCAACCTGTATCTTGAGCCCACCTGACGGTGATTTCAAAATCTTTTCTCTCTGCCAAATCAATGACATCGTTATAAGCAATGTTATACTCACTCGAAGTAAATAATCCAGTAGAATAAGGATCATATGTTACTCGAATGCGTCCTTTGTGAAAAGCCGACGCAACTAGCTGGAATAGAAATACAATACTTCCACGCCAATGAGTAAACATTTGTGATGCATGGCATAAAGGCGTAAGAACAGCTTTCCCGCTAGTTCCAGGCCAAACACCAAAAGTGGAGAACAGTAAAGGAGATACATTAATTTGAAATAAACGATCTTCTTCATCATCTGTTCTACTCCATTCAAATGAAGTGAGATATGACTCCTTCTGCAATACATGTGATAAAGTCATCTGATCTACACCAGACAACCCGACAGTCGAAGGATCTATACTCAGTTCTTGCTTTGCATCTAATGACAATTTTGCAACTTCTTCATCAAGATTTGTATATGCCATAAAGCCAGACGTGATCTGTCTAGCAGGCTGAATATTCGCTACGATGGGGGGTCGCGAGTAGCCGAAGAGTCTGGCGATGTTTGCGACTCCTTCGAGTGCGATTTGAGACGCCATGGCATATTTGCCAATAATTGGAGCCTTTGTAATCGCACCCGCAGCCTTAGCAAGAATGGAGGCAGGCATAGAAATAATTCCATCTCCATACTCATCAGCCTTCTTTGAGTCCTGACTCCCTCGCTTTGAAACTGGCTTAGAGCTAGATTCTGGCGAAATAGAATCGACAGGATTGACCGTAGGAATTGTCAATTTGACATTATTCATTTTAGCAAACACAGAGATACGCACTACACCGAGCGCATCGTTAGCTTGCCTCAAAAGCCCAAAACTAATAAGATCGACTCGACCCAGCTTCTTATAATCAGCAAAGGGTAAATTAATCCAGTTCTTAGGCCAGAAATATGGAACACACAAAGTGCCACCAGTTGAGGTACACGGGTCCAAAAACACGTGAGGTCTCTGACTAGCTTGCATTAATGCAAGTTCCATTTCTATTGTGGTAGCCTCGAAAGGCCGAAAATCCGGCAGGGGTTCATATGAAGCTATCGCTCGACCATAAAAGAAACTATTTCCGTTGATCAAGATGGATATCTCCAAATCTCCCCGCAATAGCCAGTAATTCTCCAGACGACGCTTAACGTTAGCGTTCTGGAGAAATAATGACCATGGATCAAAAGACTCATCCAAAGAACCTCCTACATTCCATTCGTAGGAAGCAATCTTTACTGGACGAGACAAAAACCGCTCCAAATCACCATCAGGGCGATACGACACATCGTACGTATCGTCTCGCTCTGTGATGACATGGGAGTGCCAAGCATTATCTGCATTATTAAAAGAGACGATCGGTTCATCGTTCTCATTGGCACCACGTTGATAATTCATATCTAAATCTACACTATTATTATTATTTTTATAAACGTTTGTAATGTGCTATTATACTTTACAGGGATTTTACATCATTAATCCAAGTCAGGGGACATATTTTGTACTAGGCAAGCACTGGCATGGTGACCAGGACACGAGGGTCCACCTAACATTACATAAGCACAAATCACAAGTGGGATGTGCAAACCACAAATAATTTGAGTAATCAG